ACGCCAACATTTGGCGTCAGCGGGAATATTGGTGCGGTATTGGCGGGCATCAGAAGCCTCCGAAATTAAGTTTGTTAAAAATTGCCCCTGCGGCGTTTGGCGCCCAGACAGCAGATGTGCCGTCGGTTTGCAAAACTTTCCCGGCGTTGCCTGTCATAGGGGGCACGGCGGAGACATACGCCCAGTTGGTTGAGTCGAGGGACGGGTCAGTGGTACCTGCGCCGCCGGTCTTGCGCCGGTACGCCTGAAAATTGATCGGTGACCAGCGCACGTTCCCAGCCACGTAGGTGGTTCCGCTGACCCACACTGTTGCGTTGCTAGAGCCGGCGGCTGCTGCCTCACTGGCGGCTGCTGCGGCGGCTGAAGCCACTGCACTGGCCTCTTTGGCGTTGATGTTGATCTCGGCCGCGTTGAGTTGCGCGCCGAACGGAACAAGGGCGGCCAAGAACGCATCACCCTCATCGGCAAACGTGAGTGGTCTGGCACGGTTCGGGGCTGTGGGTAGTGCGTCAATCGTCATTGGGAGAGTCCTTCAACTTGGATGTCAAGGAAGGAGGAGCCAACGTCCACCGTGATATTCCAGTCCTTGTAGAAGCCGTAAATAATCAAGCATGTGTAGATGTTGTCTGCGCCAACCCAGACCAGTGGGGCGTTGCGGTACTGAGCGAGGACCCGGGACACGTTGTCCACTGTGCTGTTATCCAGCTCAACCTTTGCGGTCATGCGTTTGCTGTACTCGCGGGGGTCGATGGTGACGTTGCCCCAGGTGTCCACAGCCTTGACTGAGTAGTCCGTGATACCGATGGTTGGTTGGTACTGTGTCCTGCCAAGGTAGGCGTAAAGGCCGACCACCAGGGCGCCACAGCTCACTGTCCCGCCGGTGCGGGTAAGCGTGACCGTCAGAACTCCGGCAGCGTAGGCTGGGATGTCCAGCAGCGCGGCATCCACCAGATCGGTAATGACAAGTGCGTCCTGCTGATAGATCGGCTCGTAGAAGTACTGGTACCAGTCACCCACCACGTTGCCGCTGTCGAGGTCCATGCTGGCGCTGAACACGCTGGAGCCAGACACGTTCAGGTCCACCGTGACGGTTGAGGCATCGACCTGCAGCAGGGCGAGGCTGTTGAACCTTCCTGGTGCAAGCACCACAGTGATGCTGTCGTTGGCAGTGGACGCCGTACCTACCTTAGCGTCAAACATACCCCAACGATTGGTAGGGGACACCTCAAGCCACCTCGGGGTTACGCCTGTCGTGGCGTTCTCCGGGAGGGTGGCGTTCACTCCGGCGATCAAGTTTTCGTACACCCTGTGGGTTGTTGTTCGGATGACTCTCGTGCCGACCGTGTAGCTGGTGGCTGCATTCCACGCCGCGTAGTCGGTCTCTGCGATCGTGCTCGATGTGAGCATCGCATCAGTAACCGTTGTCGGGCGGATGAACTTCATTACGCATCTTCTCCAAAGTTGGCAGTACCCACGCTATCCCCTATACAACCGTCACCGGGTTCTTGGTGATCTCGTTGAGCACCATCCCGTCGCCGTCTCGCGTCACCAGCTTCAAGACCTTGGCCGTGTACCTGTTGCTCTCTTCGCTGCGTTGAGCGCTGGAGAGCAATTTCGAGATCAGCGCATTTAAAACATCTACTTTGGCCTCCAAATCTGCGTTTTGGAATCCCCCGGCAGCGGGGTTGTATTGCTTGGGCACAATCGCCTCGCCCTCATGGATGCGAGCGTCCATGTCGTGGGGCACATAGTTGGTACCGACACGGAACGCTGGCAGGTTGTTTGACGTAGCCCAGGCGTTGGACGTACCGTTGGGCCAGCCCATGTATTTGTCCACCATGGCGGCGTTGATGCCGTGTGTGGTGGCGTAGTCATACAGAGCGCGCTCGGGAGAGATTTTTTGAGCGGCGGCGATGGCGTTGGCTTGGGAGATAACGCTTTCCCTGGTCGCCTGGCCCAAGGCGGTCACGCTGTCGGCAGCCTTTTGGTATGCGGTTATGCCGGTGTTGCCGACAACATCCGCGACCTTGGCAAGGTCCTCGGAGGCGACTCCGAAGCCTGTGCTGGCGCGACTGACGATTTGCGCGGTGGATGCGCCAGACGCCTGCATGGACTTGATGCTGTCTGCAACCTGCGTGCCGGAGTAGTTGGCGGCACCTGCCTCTGTGCCTCCTTTACCCTTGACGGTCATCTTGAGCGCCTTAACCGTCAACGAGGCTTGGTCAGCGATGTTGTCGTTGAGCGTGTTGATGGCGTCGAGCAGGCCGGAGATACCGTCCGCAATGGTCAGCTCAATGCCCTTTGTAGCCTCCTGTGCGGCCAGCAAGTCAGCTTGGGCAGTCGTATTAGCTGCTGTAGCCTTGCGCCACTCATCAAGGTAGTCCGACGAGCTCTTGGCGGTGTTGGCGCCAGACACCGCCACAGCATTTGTCCACTTGGAAAGCTCTGCCTGGGCCTTGGACAGCTCTGCCTGGGCCTTGACGACGGGGTCTATCTCAGCCGCTGCCGCGCTAGGTGCGATCGCGGAGGAGATTTCAGAAAGTGTGTTCGCCACCGACGAGCTCAGACGCGCAAAGTCCTGGGCGGTGGACGCTTGGGCCCTGCCCTCTTTCAGTAGCGCGCTGGCCTTGCTTGTCAGGGCGCCCAGCGCCTTCGTGTCCCCTGCCTTGGCTTGCGCGGAGGCAATAGCGAAGTCGGCCTTCAGGGCTGCAAGCTGCCCTGCTTTGCTGCTGGCTCCGAGGTCGGTGGTAGCCATCTCGGTCAGCAGTTGCTGGATGCTGTCAGCAAACCCGGACATCGCCTTGGCGGCTTGAGCTGCGATGTTGGCCAGGTTGTCTTGGGCCGACGCCACAGCGTTTTGAGCCGATACGTACCCGTTGGTGATGTTGTCCTGCGCGGTCTCCACCGACTTGGCGGCATTGAATGCAGAATCCTTGATGGCCTTGAAGGCGCTTGTCACGCTGGCGCGTGAAGACTTCAACGACTGGTTCGCCGCTGCAAGGTCCTTCATGGCATCGGCGGCGGCTGTAGCGGCCTGGACCTGATCAAACAGCGCCTGGTTGGAGGCGTCCAGGGCGCCGCGTTGCTTGGCCAGCAGTTGCACACTTGTCAGTGTGACCGAGTCAAGTTGGTCCTGCAGTCCTTTGCGCTCGTTGAGCACCGCGATCTGATCCTTGATCGACTGGTTGTAGTCGTAGGCAGCGACCTCAGCGTCGGAGAAGTCCTTGATGTCGATGGCGCGCTGAGCTGCACGGGCTGCGTCTTTGTTGCCCTGGGCCGTGAGAAGGTCAACCTCGATCTTTGCCTTGTCGTCCAGCAACTTCTTAATTGACGAAACCACATCAGAGGTGACGCTGGCAAAAGCATCACCAACCGACAACAAGGCGACATAGGCCTTTTGGCCAGATTCCGTGGTCAGGTCCTGGGCCTCAACCAACTTCCTAAACGCATCCCTTGTCGTCGGCATCACACCAGATACGAGAGCCCCACCCTCGGTCAGCACCCTGTTGATATTCTGGATCGTCTGGGCCTTCTTCTCTTCCGCTGTGTAGAAATTCTGGTAGTAGCTGTTGAGGCCGGTAGTGAGCCGATCTAGCCCGCCGGCGGCGGCCAGCAACCCGGCAGCAGCGTCAAAGCTGAGCCCTTTGAGCTGTTCAAACGGGAGAGCTTTGACTGCTTCGTTGAACCCAGTCACAGTGTTCTGGATCGAACTCACCAAGGCCAGAAGATCGTTGGTGGCGGAATCAGACAGCGTCGAGATGTCCTTGCTCGTGCCCAACAGTGCCTGGGTGGTGTCCTGCGACAGCGTGGCGATGTCGCGGCCGGTCAGACGCAAGCCCTTGGTGACGGCGTCAACCATTGCCGTGCTGTCCTGGCCGCGCAGGACGTCACTGATGGTCTTGGGAATGTCGGTAGCTGACTGCAAGGCGGTCAGCGTGGCCTGCTTGAGCTCGGTACCGAACTCGGCAATGGCCTGCTCCGCCGACTTGTCGCCGCGGTTGTTATTGAACCCGGTGCCGAACCCCTGGCCAAACTTGCTGCCGTCTGTCAGGGTTCCGCCTGCGTAGGTGAAGCCTTTCCCGTTTCCGCTGCTCTCCAGACCGGCGTTGAAGTACGACACGCTCTGAGTACTTCCGAGGGTCTTGAGGGTCGCATTGATGCCGCTGATGGTCGCGTCAATGGCCTTGGTGACGTTGCCACCAGCGATCTGACCGCCACTGGGGCCGGAGATGAAATTGGTGGTGGAGCCGTTGTTGTCGTACTGACCGCCAAAACGTTGCTCACCTTGAGTGGCTTCGTGAACCTTGTAGGCCAGCACCGCTGCTGCGATGTAGGGCATGGCTGCACCGAGTGTTGACGCAACACCTGTACCGGCGGCGCCACCGCCCGCAAATTGACCGACAACAGTGGCGTTGGCAAACGATGAGCCTGTCATGGTGGCCATGGCAGACGCACCAAATGACTCCCCAAGGGCCGTCATACCCGCTGCGCTGAACAGGGAGCCGGCGCCAAAGTTTCCAGCAGCAGACCCCATCATTGATGACCCAGCAGACTGGAACGCCCCTGTGATGCCTTGGGTAAGTGGATTGACGACGGCGCTGACGGTTGGGCGCAGCACCAGCGTCTTGAACATGTTGGAGATGGTGTCGCGCAGGTTTTCAGCAAGCGGCTTCCCATTTTCAAACCCGCGCATCAGAGCGTCGGTAATGCTGTCGTTGATCTTTTCTGCGGTTTTTTCCCACTCTTTGCGGGCCTCGTTGGCGGCTTTTTTGGCACCCCCGATGCGCTTTTCTTCGGCCAGTTCGCGTGTCAGTCTGGCTTGCTCACGCAATCCGTCGATAGCATCCTGGCTGCGCATCACACCGTCTTCCAGATTGGCCTTACGGTCAAGTTCGGCTGCATTTAGTAGGAGTGTGGCTTTTTCAAGCTCTCCTACCGCCTCCGCCGACAGCCCGATAGCTGCGTTGCTTTCGCGTTGCTTCTCGATCTGGTCCCGCAAGCTCTCGTTGCGTTTGTCCTGCGCACTGACAGCGGAGAGGTGCGCTGCGGTGCTGGCCTCAACCATCTTGGCGTAGGCTTGGGTATCCTCGAAATGCTTCTTCAGGTCGATGATTTCCCACGCCTTAGCTGAGCTGGTCGCCCACTCGTCGGCTGAAATTTTCCCCGCTAGGTACAGGTCAGCAAGTTGACCAAGTGTCTTGATTCGATACTTTTCGGACGCCGACAACTTGTCGTTGTTTTCGAGCTGTGCCTTGGAGAGTGCCAACTCATCTTCGATGGCTTTGTTGAGCTTCTCGTAGGCGGAGAGTTTTTCGGTGCCGGCCTTTTCAGGCTTGTCTCCGTTATCGGTACCCTTGAAGCGCATGGTTCTGCGGCGCTCCTCCAGTACCCGCTCAACATCCGCCATCCTTGAGTTGTAGTCCGACAGGTTCACCACACTCGACTTTAGGTCGTTCAACCTAGAGACCTGAGCCTTGTACGCCCCCTCGGCTCTAGCTAATTCCGCATTGGCGGACTTCAGTTGGGACTCCAACTCACCAAGCCTTGTCCCGGTTTCAACGGTATCGCCTGCCAGGTAACTTGCCATCCCCGAGTTATGCGTCCTCTTGAACTTATCAAGGGCCGACTGGGCTTCGTCTGCCTTTGCTTTAGCCGCGTCAACATAGGTACGTGCTTCGAGTTTCGCTGCCGCACCCTTCTGCTCGTTCTCCAGCTCCAGTAAAGAGATGCTCCGTAGACGTGCCTCATTCACGTTATCCAGATGTTTCTTCTCGCTCTCCAGGTTTTTAATGAGGGCATCCATCCCTCTCTCAGTCACACCCCCCGGGGCTGGAACCGCCTTACCCATGGCTATCTCGTAAATACCCCAGGCTGTAGCGGCAAGTCCCACGGCACCTGAGATCGCTCTCAATAGTGGTACAGCCCGAGATGCGGCCCCCGCAGCAACTGCACCTGCGGTAGCCGCAGCCTCTGCTGTAGCCACCGCATTCCAGGCCGCTGCCAGCCCTGTGACCATGGTTGCAGCAGCCCTAAACCCTGCGTAGGTTAGAAGTACGCTAGCAATGGCCTTTGCGTGCTCGGTGACAAAGGATATGACAGTACCCAGGCCTACGATTAGGTCCTGTAAAGCCGACTTGAAACCGTCGGATGCGAAAATCTTTTTCAGGTTATCTGCAGTCTCCAGCAGGTAGGGTTCCGCACTTTTGAAAGTCTCCACCAGCGATGCCTGCAGTGTGGAAACCACTGATTTCATTTGGTTAAGGGGGGTAAGGGCAATTTCTGCGGCAGCAATAGCTGTAAACCCGGCAGCACCCCGCACCTTACCCAGCATGACTTCGTAGGCGTTGGTAACCTCCCCTGTAGCAGTAACGACCTTTTTGCCCAAGGCGTCAATCAGTGCAAATGCCTCCTTGCTGCCGCGCTCACCGAAGAGCGTCTCCAGTGATCTTCTGGCCCCCTCGGGAGTCTTCTGGGTTTCCAGGGCGTTCATCAATTCCTTGAACACGGCCTGTGTCTCGCGCATCTTCCCTGTCACAGGGTCGAACGCCGTAACCCCCAAACTCTTGAGCTCGTCCGCCACCTTCTTCGTCTTACCCCCGAGGTCTGCGTACATATTCCTCAATGCAGTCCCTGCCGCTGTCCCTCGTATACCTGCGTTTGCAAGCAGGGAGATTCCAACGGCGGCTTCCTCAAGGCTTACGCCGTACTGCATGTTAATGACGGACGCAGACTTCATGGCGCCCGCCACATCCTCTACGGATGATTTGGATTCGGCTGCAGCTTTCGAGATAACGTCCGAGATATACCCAAACCCATCAGCCCCCACCTTAAACGCTGTGGCCACCGTTGTGAGTGTGTCGGCAGATGTCTGAATACTGACGTCTCCTGCAAGTGAGAAGTTCAATACATCTTTAATTGACGCCCCCACCTGCTCCGCACTCTGCCCAGCCAAGGCCAGCACTTTCATAGCCTCAGCCACTTCCTTGGGGCCGTAGGTTCCAGTCCTGGACAGCTCAAGCATCCTGGCACTCAAACCGTCAACGGACGCTGCGGACTCGTCTGTCAGGACGCGCATTCGCGTCAAGGAGTCCTGCACATCTGCGCCAAGTTTGATGGTTTGAACTACCGCCGACGACACCGCCGCACCGGCAATAAGCGGGGCGATGCTTCCCCACGTCATCCACATGGCGCCGAAGCCGGAGGCAAGGCCTCTGGCGGCTGAGTGCAGCTCGTGCATCTCCGCACGCAAGGCAGCCTGTGCAGCTTGAAGGTTCTTTGCTGCTGGCGCCCCATCCTGCATCGCCCTGTTTACCTGGCGCAGCGCACCCTCATTGGGGCCCCCAAGCACGCTGTAGGTGCCGGAGGTTATGGGGGTGCCGGCATAACTCGATTGGTTGGCAAGGATTCTGGCAGTGCGCTCGGCCTCAGACTGCTTCGCCTTTTGAGCCCTTCTGAAAGCCTCAAGCTCCATCCGCTCGGCTGCCTGAAGATCAGCCGCACGCTGTGTGAGTTGTTCCTTCTGACTCACGGCTGCCTCAGACTGCTTCGCCTTTTGAGCCCTTCTGAAAGCCTCAAGCTCCATCCGCTCGGCTGCCTGAAGATCAGCCGCACGCTGTGTGAGTTGTTCCGTCGCCAAGGTTTGGGCCTCTGCCTTTGCCGACACCTTGTCAATGTTCCTTGAAGCCCACACCGCCTTCGTTCCGTACTGCTCAGTGAGTTGTTTGGCAGTCATGCCATCAATTTTTGAAGCTTCCTTGACTAGCTTGGCTACCTCAAGCTGTTCCTCCAGACTCTTCTTGGCAAACTGAGCATTTTTCGTAAGGTTTTTGTAGGCCGCGCCTGCGGTGTCTGAGGCACCCGCCATCTCACTCAGTGATTTGCGAATCTCCACGAGACCGGAAAGGTCCTCCGCACCTTTCTGGCTGAGTGACGCTTTCAGGCCTCCAGGGAGGTTCACTGACTTTGCTGACACTCGGATATTGACGACCGGGGACCCCTCGTCCAGCTCGGCCTGTACAGCCTTCTTGATGCCCTTGGCGCCCGCCTTCGCTGCCGTTTGCGCCGACTTCATCGACGACTCGACCTGCTTGGCCACGTTTCCGAACACACCTTCCAACGAGGATGTCAACGTCTGCATGGCTCCGGTCAAGCCTTGCATCTCCTGCTTCAACTGCGCAGTCGGGGTGTTGTTCAAAGAGGCAACGGCGGCCTTGAACTCTGCAAGTGCGGACGTAGCTACCGCCAACCCTTCAACGAGGGGTTTTGGGTCCAGTCCGACTTGTAGAGAGTCCGTCATTTCTTGGTCTTAGCGGCTTCGTCCGCCCAGTGTTCGAGACAAATTTGATCGAGTTCCTGTATCAGGGATAGATACTTGAGCCTTTCTTCTCGGGAAGCAATCCCCACCAATTGGCAGAACGCAAGCACCTCAGAAACCGGTATCGCGGACCTGCCGCCCATACCTGCGGACGGCCTGGCCTGGCTCAGTGTGGTGAAGGCGTGGTAATAGACCGCGTCCTTATTCAGGAGGTGCGGCCTACTCTTCAGGGGGTTTGGGACAACCCCGGTTTTCTTGGCTTGGGCTTCAAAAGCCTTGACGTGTGCCCCCCACCGGAGGCACCACGCCAAGTACTTCTTTAGCCGTTTCCCTGCGCGGCGTCCGCCTGCAGCTTGTAGGACTCGAAGTTGCTCGACAACTCAGAGACCTTCTTGCGGAAGTCCTTGACCTTCAAGAAGGTGGCGGCCATGCCAACGGAGAACGGGGCATCCTTGCCCTGGTATGTCAAGCTTTCCCAGCCCAACAGGATGGTGTGGGCCATCACGTCGATCAGGATTGCTTCAGCCAGTTGATCAGCCTCGTCGCCGGAGGAGTACTCCAGTTGGGCTTCCTTCATTTTGGCGCGCAGAAGCGCTTGGTACTTGGGATTCCCCGCGCGTGCGACCTTGATCTTGGCGGTCTTGGACAGGGGGAACCATTTGCCCTCGTTTTCGAGGGTTTCATCGGTGGCAAAGGAGCTAAAAATATCCATTTTGTTTTTCTTCTGGAGGATGATAAAAAGCCCCGAAGGGCTAGCTTTCCGAGGGCGGCTACTAACCGCCCGGGGATTCATTACGCGACCACACCACGAGTGATGCGAACGCCTCGGTTTGTGGCCGAGTTGTAGAAGGCCTGGAATGGAAGGCTCAGCATGGTGTCGTCACCCAATCCGCCGAGGTTCAACCCACCGTCCTTGAAGCTGATCTTGTCCAGCTCGATCAGGTAGCCGTTGCCTGCGCTATCAGCCAGACCGATGGCCAGGGATGTGTTGGTGCCCGCGAACCACTTGTTGTAGTGGGTTGCGTCCTGCACAAAAATCTCCAACGTGCCGTCAAGAACCAGTTCACCTGCTCCGACGCCTGCGTTTCCGAACACGCCCACAGCCTTCTGACCACGCATGTTGTTGGAAATGCCGAGCTTGACCGACTTGATGAAGCTGCCCGCAGACAGGAGGTTCACCCCGTTCTCCATGAACACACCGACGTCAGCCACCGCGTTCATCACGTCAAACGCTTGAGACGCCACCGGAGAGCCCGGCAGAGTGGTTGCGGCAACCATGCCACCTGTGTGAGTGCGCCCAATGAAGTCAAAGCTTCCAGTCACGATACTGCCCACCTGGATGTCAAGGGACAGCTTGTTGACTTGGTTGCCTTGGAACGGCAGGAATTTGTTGATGTCCGTCAGTGCGTACTCAAGGGTGAACCCGCGCGTGAGGGAGGCTCCGTTGGACGCCGTCGACTGAGAGATCGCGTAACCTGCGGCTGCCGTAATGCCCAGGCCGCTACCTGTGACCGGGGTAGAGGCGTCAAGCGTAATGACCGTTGAGGATGTGGAGCCCACCTTGAACCAGGCATCCGCGAAGTAGTCCTTCACCGCCTGCGTGGCGCCCACCGGCGGGACAACCTTGAACCAGGAGCCTGCAACCAGGTTGGAGAACGCGGACGTTGTGGTTGGTGCGACGGCGGCGGTCAGGGAGCCTGCAGCGGTCGTCAAGCCAAACACAGTGCCAAGACCGGATGTGCCGTAGTGGGTGTAGGCCGTCCCCAGCAAACCTTCGATAAAGGGGTCGTACTCCTTGGCGGACAACTCGAAGTTGAAGCCACCGTCGATGTTCAGATCAGTGCGAGTCAGGCCCGAGGAAAGCCGGTCGGAGCGAATCTCCTTGGACGTAGTCGTGGCCACGGCCGCCTTCATCGTCGGGCCGGTATTGCGCAGATTGACGCCATTGCCGGCGCCAGGGGTAGTGCCGATCACCGTCTCAGTGATGTAGCGAAGTTGCCCAAAGGCGCCAGATGCAAAGGTCATATTGTTTCCCCGTGAGTTGCCAGAATTTCGAGCAGACTAGGGGCCGGGTTTTGAAAAGTAAATCCCCCGGTACTTAGCGGTCCAATGTGAAGGGAACGAGCAGCCCGGTCTTGTACCAGCCACGCAGATTTGTCGGCACTGTGCGCTGGGGGAAGCTCAGTGCGGCTGTGCCCATGCGCTGGTTCTTCAGCAAGCTCTCCAGGCTGTCCACCACGTCATCCGACGCTCCGGTCCCGCGCGCCTCGCGCGAGTAAACCTGCAGTGAAATGGCTCCACTATGCCGGCCGCTCACCACGTTTCCGATGCCCAAGGGTCTGCCGCCATACCAGCGAATCTCGACGTCAAGCCAGATGGCACCAATCTTGTCCTCGTCGGGCACGGGACCGTTCTCCCACACGATGGGCAGTGTCGGAAAATTGGCGGCCCCCCAAGTCTGGATAGCGCCGAATACGGCTGCTCGGAAGTCTTTGGTGTTCATAGGTAGCGTCCCAGGCTGTCGCCTCCAGCGTTGAATTCCTGGCCGTGCAGCCTTCCCTTCTGCTCCACCAAAAACATGATGGACTCCTGCGCTGTCTCGTAGGGCTGGTTAACCTGGCGTAGTTTTTTGGCCCAGTAAGTGGGGTCCTGCAGCGATTCAAGGTAATACTCAGACGATCGACCGTTGTCCGTATCGCCTCGCACACTGTTGTTGATGTACACCTTGGTGTTGCGCTGAATGAGGGCCATCTTGGGTCGGTTCCGGGCCTTGGCTACATCAATCCATTTGCGGCCGGCGGAGCTACCCTTGCTGTGCGCAAAATCCCTCCGACCGTCTCCCATGTACGCCGAAATCTCGTCACCCGCATTATGGAAGCTATAGTCCGGTGCCCCAACACCAATGTTCCAGTTGGCTACAGCCTCTCCCGAAAACTGAGGAGTCTGGTTCAAAATCCTGGAGAAAATGGCCCACACTAGGTCTCGGTACTCCTGCACCGCCATTGCGTTGATGCGCTTCACCCATAGGTCAATACCCGCATCAATCTGTGACCTGTTACTGACCAGGCCCATTACACCAACCTCGCGTGTAGCACGACGGCGCCGGCGATGTCCAGCACCGCCAGTGTCTGGTAGACGGAACCCGATAGGGTCACGACCGTGCCGGTGCTGGCCACCGTACCTGTCGGAAGCACGATGGCCACATCGCCGGGTTTGTTCTTTTCCGACGCCTGGGACAGGTACTTGAACAGGTTCTGCCAGCGCACAGCCAAAGCATTGAC